GCTGATTTAGCCAACAAACTGGAAATAGAGTGGGGTGTAACAGCAACAGCAGGCATGGTTGCGGCACCAGTAGAAGCACCAGTAGAAGCAAAAACCACAGCCACAGTTATGATAACAGGCTTTGCTGACGGTAAAAAAATAGGCGTACTTAAAAAAGTTAAAGAAATACTTGGCCTAGGCCTGTTAGAAGCAAAAAACTTTGTTGAAGGATTACCTAAAGCAGTCAAAGAAGATATTGATAAATCAGAAGCAGAAGAAATGAAAAAAGCACTAGAAGAACAAGGTGCTACGGTTGCATTAAAGTAATTAACTTAAAGTATCAATTTGCTGGTTAGCGTCAATTTGTATTTTTACTAAATCTCTATCATGATTATTTAGATTTGCAAGTAGACTTTTACTTTTGGCATATACATCTTTATTGTTTATGCTGATCTTTAAAGTTTCACAAGCCAAAGTTATAATTTGCTCAGTGCTTAGACCCTTGAAACTCACAGTGGTTTTTAATCTGTCATCACGTTGTGCTTTCGAAGACACAGAGTCTAAATCCAAAAAATCAACAACATCAGGTAACCCTTTTAATTTTAAAATTTCATCTACCGCAGTTGTTTCTGCACTGTCATCTGCAAGACCAGTAAACAGTGGATTCAATTGAGATTCCCTATTTGAATAATTTTCAAAATAACTTTTAAAAGTGTTGTTTTGACTTGATTGAATTATTAAATTTCTTACATCAGTGTCTTCAGCCAAAGCAGAATAAATGCTTACTGATGCTAAAGATTCGTTGTAAGTGTCTATAGTTCCAAGATTAGCAACTTCTAATGCTATTTGATCAACTATAATTTTTCTTTGATTAATCATGTTGGTTCTAAATACAGTGTAGTCTCCATTTTTTAGTTCTGTATCAAAATTGTTTGCCGCTGTTTGAAATGCTGATTGTAGACTGTTAAAAGTGCTTTCATCAAAACTTGAACTGTCCCCCAAACTGTCTAAAAAATTTATTAGATTCTGAGCGGCTGTTTGGAATGCAGTGTCGGTGCTTTCAGATTTAGAATTAATATGTACCACTGCTTCTTTTAATGTATCCATTGCTGAAGTCACTGAGCCGCTTACTGTGCCAAAATGTCCTGCAACACCCTTGTTTATAGAATCTGCTGTGTAACCATAGAGATTAGGAATTGTTGTAATAAAACCTTGAACAGTTTGCACATGATCGAGAAACAGACTTACAGGATTGTCATCTCTAGCCTGGCCAAGGGCACCAGTGTAAATTTTTGTTGTGTGAAGATCAAGATCTTCTAGCACTTTGCCTAAGTTCAAATGTGCTTGAATGTTTAATGTTGCATTAAGATCATTTCTTTGACTCACAGTTAGCACAGTGCTGGCGTTTGTTTTTTGAACTAGTGTTCTTGTCTTTGTGACAAAGCCAATGTTTACCGGAGCAATTAAATTTTGAACATGCTGATTATTGAAATTAGGAGTTGATTCTATTAATGTTTTAAGACCTTGATTTACTGGCATATTAACCTCCTGCGAACACGTTACCGGATCCTCTGATCATTCTTCCAAAATCGAAACTATCTCCAACTCTTGCAACTGGTATACCCAAACAAAAAACTGATCTTGATCCACTGTTTACTCTAGCAAAATGTCCTACACAAAACTTTCCTCTCTTAATTAAATGTGGGAAAGCAGGATCTCCTTGTCGCAATACAGGAATTCCATTAGCAAAAACAGAATTTTGGGTGGCTCTTGCTCCTATCACTGTGGTACAAATATGACCTGTTCTTCCAAGGTCTGCATGGCGACATAGGTTTCTTGACATACAAATATTTATGAAAGGAACAAATGGTGGTTGTTACAGTTGATCTGTAACCTACAGTTTAAATTTTGAGAATTGTCCTTGTTTGACGTCTTGTTTGATTCCGCCAACGATATAAGATTCAACTTCTGTTTCTTGGGGTGCTACCTGCATACCTTTTGAACTTAGCCAATGTTGTGTCCATGGAAGTGGATTTGCATTTGCTGAAATATCATAAAGAGGGTCATATCCTAGTGCCCTAAGCCTTTTGTTTGCAATATATTCAACATATTGTCCAAGTAGTTTTTCGTTTAGTCCAATGATCGAACCATCTTTGAATAAATGTTTTGCCCATGCTTTTTCTTCTTCAACACAATCTTTAAACATCTGGATCACAGTTTTTTCTGTGCCTTTCATTGCTTTGGTCATTTCAGGATCGTCACCTTTTTGCCATGCTTTGATCACGTGTGTTGACAAGTTCAAGTGTGTTGCTTCGTCTCTAGCAATCAATGAAAGTATTTTTGCTGAACCTTCCATAAGTTTTAGTTCACCAAATGCAAAGGTACAAGCAAATGAAATATAAAACCTTAAACCTTCTAATAGGTTTACTGTGTTCATTGCTAGATATAATTGTTTTTTAAGATCAATCATATCTACTTTTTTGCCTACTGCATGATCCAATGCTATTTTACCAAACTTGTCATACTCACCTGTTACACTTTTTGCTCTTTTTAAAATTTCTTTATCATTTAAAATAGTATTAAACACTTCACTAGGATCACTGTACACATTTTTCATAATGTGTGTGTAGGATCTTGAGTGAATAGTTTCAAAAAAGTCCCAAGTTACAATACATCCTTCTAGTTCAGGATTTGAAACATATGGCAAAAACATAAGACTTGGTCCTCTGCCTTGCACTGAATCCAACAGTGTCTGGTATTTCAAGTTAGATGTGAATATGTGTTTTTGTTCTGGTCTAAATCCTTGAAAGTCTGCTCTGTCTTTCTGTAAAGAAACTTCTTCGGGTCTCCAAAAGTAACCGATCATTGTTTGATTTAATTTGTCAAATTGTGGATATTTAAATTCGTCGTATCGCTGTACTCCTCCATCTTCACCAAAGAACATGGGTTGTTTTGTGAAATCTATATTTTTTTTGTTAAAAACAGTTTTAGTCATTTTTGATTATATGGTGCAGGCATCACACTCACCATCTTCAGTGTTGATATTTATTTTGCCTGTGCCATTTACGTGATCAGTTTCGTGTGGTAAAATAACATCTTCGCCTTCATCCTCTTCTACAACTGCTCCTAATCCTGCAGGCTGTACTTCTTCTTCCTCGCCTTTAAAGTCGTAAGTGTTTTGATAATAACTTGTTTTCCATCCGTATTTGTATGTTGTTAATAGGTCAGTGGCCATTACACTTAATGGTACTTCATTGTTATCATATTGTAACGGATTATAACTCCAGTTACCAGATATAGCCTGATCAAAATATTTTTGCATCACAGACACAATGTTGATATAGCCTTTATTGCCCTTCATTTCCCAAAGCAAAGTGTAATCATTTTTTAGTTTAGGGAATCCTGGTGCTATCTGCTTCAGCGGACCTTTCTTACTTTTCTTAATTGCCATTAATGCTCTTGGTGGTTCTATACCATTTGTAGCATTTGACACAACTGAACTTGATTCTGATGGCATCTGTGCTGACAATGTGCTGTGTCTTAACCCGTGTTTGGCAATGTCTTTTCTTAAACTCTCCCAAGCCATTCTCTGTTTGTGTGGCACAATTTCGTCAACTTCTTTCTTGTAATGATCTATTGGCAGTTGTCCGTCTGAGTATTTTGTTCTTTCAAACCCTGTGCATTTTCCTTTTTCTTGTGCAAGTAAATTACTTGCTCTCAATAGATAGTATTGGAATGCTTCTGACAGTCTGTCTGTGGCGTCCCAAGCACCTTTGTCTGAATATTTGTGACCTTGTTTTGCCAAGTAGTGTGCCAACCCAATGTAACCAACACCCAAACTTCTTCTAGCTTTGGTGCTAACTTCTGCGGCCTTGACTGGGTAGTCTTGATAGTCGATTATTTCGTCCAAGGCTCTCACACTCAAGTCGCATAAATTTTCTAGTTCATCTGGATTGTTAATCGTTCCAACATTTACAGCAGAAAGAATACAAAGAGCAATTTCTCCTTTTTCATCATCAATGTGAGTAATTGGTTTAGTTGGCAGAGTAATTTCTTGACATAAGTTACTCATTGAGACTTTGTCTTTGAAACTCGAATGGGTGTTAGCATGGTCAATGTTCATGATATAGATACGACCAGTTTCTGCTCTTTCTTTTAACAAGTCAAAAAATAAACTTTGTGCTTTAATTGTTTTCTTAGGAACAGTTTTGTCTTTTTCATATTTCAAATACAATTCATCAAATTCTGGCATACCAAACGCATCATACAAGCCTGGTGCTTGGTGTGGCGAAAACAAAGTTATTTCTTCATCGTTTATAAATCTTTCATAGAATAATTTACTAATTTGTATTGAGTAATCCATTCTTCTTACTCTGTTGTCTTCTGTACCTTTGTTATTTTTTAAAACTAAAATATCTTCAATTTCTTGGTGCCATATTGGAAAGTGCACCGTTGCATTTCCTCCACGCACTCCATTCTGTGTACAACATCTCACAGTTGATTCAAACTTTTTAAGGAATGGAATGACGCCTGTGTGTTGTACTTCACCACCTCTTATTTTTGAGTTGATACCTCTGATCCTACCAGCGTTGATACCAATCCCTGCCCTACGAGCCACATAAAGACCAATGGCCATATCGCTACTAAAAATGCTAGACAAAGTGTCGTCACTGTCAACGAGAACGCAACTTGCAAACTGTCTGATAGGCGTCCTAACACCTGCCATAACCGGTGTAGGTATGTTGATTTTGTGTAGTGAAATTGCATCATAATATTTTTTAACATATGTCATCCTTGTTTTTGTAGGATAAGATGCAAACAGAGTAGCCGCAATCATCATGTACATGTCCTGTGGTGTTTCATATAAAGCACCCGAACTTCTATCTTGTACAAGATATTTGTCAACAACCTGTCTTAAACCTGCATAGGTAAATTTAAGATCTCTATCTCTTCTTATCCATGTGTTGAATTTTTTTAATTCAGTTTTAGTATATTTGTCAACTATGCCTTTGTCATACACCCCTAATCTAATATTTCTTAAAATTAGTTTTAAAAAAGGCATGTACTCGTATTGACCATGTGCTTCTTTTCTCACATCATATAAAAGTAATCTTGCCGCGGCATATTGATAGTTGGGTGCTTCTAGACTGATTAAATCATTTGCTGATCTTACCAAAACATTTTGAATATCTTTTGTTGTCATGCCATCATAGAATTGTATGTTGGCATTCATTTCAATCAAGGAAGCACTGACCCCTGCAAGACCTTCGCAGGCTTCTTCCACTACAAAATGAATTTTGTCAATGTTTAAAATTTCTTTTCTGCCATCCCTTTTTTCAATTTGAATAGTTGCAGTATTGGTCGATGGCATAATAAGTTTATTTGTTCCGTTGATTTTCTTGTTTTGAATGTGCGTATTTATCGTATTTTTTTGAATAAGGGTATTTTGTATATTTTTTATCATAGCGTTTAAAATTATCTTTTATTATGTGCTATTATAAAATAATTTAACAAGATTGTCTATAGAAAGTTATGTGTGTAGATAATTTTTTTACAACTGTTGGTTATACCATTTCGGATATAACATAGTCCATAGTGACTGCAGAACTGTCGTCAGTGGTCACGTATTTCACTTCCACGGTTTCATTACCAGCTGTTGAATCTAAGTTGCTTAGAACTGCTGAAAGTGTCACGCCTACATCTCCATCTGATTCAATAAAATCATCTTGGAAAGCAACTCCACTTGTACTTGCACTTATACAAAATGTTCCTGTTCTAAGATTTCCGCTTCTTTCCATTTTGTATTTTATTTCGATACGTTTACCTGCTAGTGCTGGCAGTTGTAAAAGTCTGGTGGCCGATTCGATGTTGTCTAAAAGGGTAGTTTGTTTAATTGCTCTAGTATGATATCCTATACCTTGAACTTCAACATAAGGATTTATTTCATGGTGTCTGTCTTGCGTAGCATCAAAAAAATCTGCTATGCTGGTACACTCATCTGTGTCAAATTGAATTGCTGGACTAGTGTTAACAGTTGAATCAACTGAATCAAAATTGGTTCCAACATCTTCTGCAAAAAAGTTTGCCATACTTACAAAATTTCTTACTTCTCCTACTGTGCCAGTTGCTGAGCCTGATTGTGCTTTGACTCTTATGCCATTTAATCCAATTGTGTTGAATTGACTATTTGAAACTTTTATGTCTTTTGCTCCAATTGTATTACCAGTTGATGATCCGTCAAGTTCGTCACCTACAATTATTCCGTAGAGACCAGTTTTAAAATCACAGTTTACAAATTTAATACTTGTTGAGTCTTGAGAAAGATCTGCTAATCTAGCAAATTTTGTAAAGAGACAAGCATCAAACACAATATCTCTGCAAGGTAAAGCAGTTGTTGATCTTACAGTAACACCTTTTGAATTTGTATTGTCTGCACCACCTGATACATAAGCGCCTTTAAATTCACATCTTTCGAATCTAACATTAGTTGCATTGTCAATGCTAACTCCACCGTAGCTGGACCCGTTTTGAAATGTTATGCCTTCAATGTTTATTTTAGTTGGAGTAGTTGCTGAACTGCCACCAATAGATCCAAAAACTTGTTTTTCGTCGTCTTCAAACACTGCTACTGGTGCACTTGCACTTTGAACAATAACAGTTTTTCCCGGACCTTCACCTCTTATATTTGCAAATGGTGGAATTTTTAAACTTGCATTTATTCTGTAATCTCCTGCTGGAAAATATAAAATTCTTCTTGCTCTTTCATCATCTTTGTCTGTGTCACAGTATAATTCATCAAGAGCTCGTTGTATGGCTGTAACATCAGCAGTTGATCCATCTCCTAGTGCGCCAAAATCTTTAACTGAAACAAAATCATCAAGTTTGGTTTGCACTGTTCTAGTAAAGTCACCACTGGCGCCTGTTGCAATTGGAGTTGAACCTCCCAGATATCCTTGATAAACATAACTTAATGCTGTTGTAAAACTACTAGATCCGCTTGTAATTATTTCTGTGTTGCCTACTGCTGGTGCTCCGTCGGCTACTGTACCATTACCTATGAAAAGTTTTTGTTGGTCAACCACCCAACCTAATTCGCCTGCCGCCAATTGAGGGAGATCTGTTGAAAGTCCTCTTCTGTGTTGTATTCTTGAAATAGTTGTAATTGCCATATTTGTCCTAAATTTAGTGTTATTTATTAAAGGACAGACTTGTAATATTGTTCTAATTTACGAAACCATTGGTCCACCCAATAGTCGTAGTTTTCTATTTCAAATGTTTGAAATTCGTTCTTTTGTGTGCATATAAACATACGACCACTCTTTATCTGTGTGCCGTACTGTTTGTTGTGTGCTTCTGCATATGCTGTCAACTGCAAGTAATAATCTTCTACCCATTCTTTTTTCTTTAACCGCCTTGCTTGTTTGAAATCCCCTATGAAAGGATGTCCTTTGTAAACGCCAACTAAGTCAGTGGTACCGGCATACAACTCAGGATAATAAAGTGATACCTCTGATCCCCATACTTCTGATACATCTTTTAGCCCGTTGTCAATAATCACATTGGCCATTGCATGTGCTTTTTGTTGTATCAAATTAGAACCGGGTTTCCTGTCTTGCCCTTTGACATGTTTTTCTAAACTCCTATGCATAACAGTACCAATATTTGCAGACTCAGTAGCAATCTGTTGTGCCTTTTGTTCGCCTACTCTTTTCTTCCATGCGTTTAGATGTGTCATGTCTTTAGTGGCTGAAAGCACTGTAGTCACACTAGGCACAGATCTTCCGTCTGGTGTTTGATAATGTCGCTTGCCATTTTTGGCTGTTTTAGATAAATCTGTGTAAGGATACTTTGTAATATATGCTATGCCTTTGTCTTCAAGGATGTCTTTAGTAATTTTCACAATATAAGTATATATTCACATGCCTTATATAACAACTGATAATATTAATAAAATAAACGCTGAACTTACAAACTTTTGTAATGCGGCCTGTCCTATGTGTGCAAGATATTTTATTGATGGAGTACTAAACAAAGGTAAAGTTAATAATACTCATACCACACTAAATTTTCTTAAGGATAAAATAGGAACAAAAATAATTTCTCAATTAAAACATTTTTCTTCCTGTGGCAATCTAGGAGATGCCTCAATGAATCCACAATGTCTTGACATTTACACTTGGTTAAGGAGCACCAATAAAAATTGTAAACTAGAATTACATACTAACGGTGGTGCTAGAAATAAAGAATTTTGGGTTGGTTTGGCAAAACTAAATGTTTCTGTTGTTTTTGCTATCGACGGACTAGAGAATACCAATCACCTTTATCGTAGGAATGTAAAATGGCAAAAACTTATGGATAATATTAAATCTTTTATTCAGGCCGGAGGAGATGCTTCTTGGCAGATGCTTGTTTTTAAACACAACGAATCACAAATTGACTCTTGTAAAAAATTAGCAATTAAATTAGGTTTTAGAAAATTTGATATACAGCAATCTGCTAGATGGTCAGACTTTGATCATTTGGGAAATTGGAGAAAATTTGACAAATTACCAGTTGATGATTACTATTTAGAAAAGTCATCTAGTTTAGAGCCTCAAAAAGTGGGCACCGGTGGAAACAGCGATAGAATGCCTATTAAAGTTGAATCTTTAAATAGTAAAAATATAATTTGTAAATCTTGTGATCATGCAAATAAAAATTATGAGATTTATATTGCCGCCAATGGTGATGTTTCGCCTTGTTGTTGGCTTGGTGATTTAAGTCAACATGAATCAAAAAATATTATCAGTAATTATAAGAAAGTAAATCTTAATCATTCATCATTAGAAGAGATTCTCCATGGAGAGTTTTTTAATGCACTTGAAACAGGTATCAAAGGTGAAAAAGGATCGTATAGACTTCAAACTTGTTACTTTACTTGTGGCCTAAGTTAAGCAAAGATTTTTCGAGATCGGGCAGTAATTTTCTCCATGTCATTGTATTATTTCTAAATCTATCTTGTGAATCGTTATACCTTATAAACATTTTTTGATAATTCAATTTTTGTTCCTCACTATATAATTCTCTTTGCAGTCCGTTAACGTGTGTTTCTATCTCATGTTTAAAATTTTTAATTCTAATTTTATGTAAATTTTTTGTTAAATGGTCAGCAACTTTTTGTTTATAATCAGTAGGCAAGATATCATAATCACATATTATTGGGTGTTTTACATGTGAAAAGAAATTACCAAATTGTGTTACTGTTTGACTTTGAAAAAATTCAAATAAGTCAACAATATGATCAACATTTAAAAGTTGTATGGCAGGACCAAAACTTACGTATCCGTTTGTAAATTTATTGGTAATGTTTTTATAAAAATCTAAATTTTTTAAAATACTTCTCCAGTTTGACGGATATCTAATATATCTATTTCTTTCATCAATACCATCTATACTTGCCGCAACTGACCATCGTTTCATACTACCCAACCAGTCTGTTAGTTTTGGATTTATATTTGTCATATTACTGTGAATCATTATCGACTTATTTTGTAGCGTACCCGCTTTGTGACAGAATTCTAACAGTTCAAAAAATTCTTTAATCACCGTTGGCTCACCTCCTATAATATTAAGTTCTTCAACATGTTCACTAACAAAAGCAAAAATACTGTTTTTAATTTTTTCATTTTTGAACCAGTCGTAGACTACATCTAATTGACCTGTCCAGTTGTTTACTACCCCACTTTCTTTTTTGACCCACGTTAAAAATTCTGGATCAGCATCTCCCATCTTTAATAATTCTTTTCCTATAGTATGAGAAAACTGTTGACTACACATCTTACAAGATAAGTTGCACAAGTTACCAAAATGTAATTCTAAATCAGTTGGTAGATAATTTAGACTACCGTCTAAATTTGTATTTTTAATAAAATAATCTTTTCCTGCTGTATTTCTTAAGGAGTTATATCCTTCCTGTTCTTGTGTATAACATTTTGAGCATGTTGCAACTTTTTCTCCTTTGATCATTGCCAGCCGCATTTTTTTCATGTATTCACTATTCCAACAATCTGTAATTTCATCATGAAGCATATTGTATTGCTTGTAGCCATCTGCTTTTTCAATGTTTTCAATATTTTGACAACAAAGTCTTTGATGCCCAGAAGTTGCTACATAAATTTGTTTCCATGGAAAATTGCAAAAAGTATTAGACATATGCAACCACCTCATGAGGACTTTTAGCCGAACTGAATTTTTGTACAAAATTATGATCTACTGTAAAAAGGTACTTGTTAAAGTTCCAATCGGGTTGTCCAAAAGTTTTAAAAAATTTATGATTAATATCTGTTTTTTTGCAAATAGGAAAAGTAACTCCGTATGTTTTTTTTGCAAATTGTAAAATTTCGTAATCGTCACCAGGTTCTTGTTTACCAAAATCGTTAGTAGGTATTGCTATTGGCACTGCAAGTCCAGCAATAAAAATTTTTTGAAAGTCTGCTAATTGTTTTGTAAAACCACATAAACTTGCGGTGTTAAAAATAATTAGTTTTTTATTCCAAAATTTATTTGAGGACAGTAATCCTAACTTCAAGGATTCCAAATCCATTTGGAGTAATTTATCTGTCATGTATGTAATTATGCGTATTATTTTCGTCTGTTCATCGCTGACTTAGCCATCTGTTTAACCTTGTCAGTAGAACCTTGATCGTCAAAATCCATTGAGGGATCTTTTTCAGCCTGCTTTTCTGTTTTGAGAACAATTTTTTCTTGATCAAAATCGTCAACAACATTTTTAAGTATGTCGCCGTTGTCATAGATTGATTTAAATAGGTCGTAATTAAATGTTGGATAACCAGTGTTCTTCATTATTTGGTCAAGAGCATCAAAACTTATCTGTGCTGTTTGATCATCATCATTTGCATCACCTCGCATATTTGTCAGTGTATTAACCAATGCTGATTCTAATTCTTTGTTTGTAGATCGAAACTCTTGAAAACGCATGGAATTACTTCCCTGCTAGTTTGGCGTAGATTCTATTTGAAGTTTCAAACACTTCTTTAGACTCTCTCTGTTCTCTGCCTTCTGGTTCAGTGCCGCCTGCTTCTGCATCAGTGGCTCCAAATTCATCTGCTTCTGGATTTTCTAAACTGTCTAGGTCAGCGTCAGTGTTCATGGTGTCTGTGTCAGCGCCGATGGTGTCAGTTGCTGTCTCTTCACCTGTAAGTATTCTTACACCTTGATCTAAGTCTTGTCTAGTTTGAGTAAGTGTTGATTCTGCTTGTTCGAGTGCTGGTTGAATTTTTTGTATAAAAGCATCAGCCTTGTCTGCACCCATTTCGTCTCTAATTCTGTCTGCAAGTTCTAACATGCCTTCTGTTTTCATTGATGCTAGATCTTCTAAGTAACCTGTGACTTTGTCCATCATGTCTTTAGCCGCTAATATTAATTCTGATTGTTCTTCTACACCTTCACTGGCAACCATTTTGCCTGTTCCTTTTGGCATTTTTGCCATTTCCTTAGGTAAAACTTTTGCCACAGTTTTTCTTTCATCTGGTGTTAGTGCTTGACCTTTTTCTAATTTGTTTTGTGCTGACATGCCCTGTGCCGCCGCCTTTGCTTGTGGATCCATTTGGGCTCCACCATACTCTTTAATACTTTGATTTAAAATGTCTAACATCATTTGACTCTTTTGATATTCATTATCTTTTAACTCTTTGCCAAAATGTAAGTTGTCAGTGATTGTGTGTATTTTTGTTCTTACACCATTGGCTAAATCTTCTAATTGTGTTTTGTCTAAGTCAGCTAAATTCATTGTTTGGCCAAATCTTGACTCAAACTGCTTCAATAAAACTGCACTAGATACTGGTTGTGTTAATTCAAATGATTGCATGTGTTTATTTAGCAAGTCATCAACTGAACAGGCTGTTAAAATTTGACTGGATAAACTGCTTTATTTCGTCTGCTTTTCTATTGGCTTGTAAAAATTTAGTCTCATACATAAATTCTAGATCTTCGTCGCTTTCTTTATGTGCTTCTTTTTGCATACGTTTAAAATTGCTAATATCAAACAGTTTTGAGGCAAATTCCCTATCTTGATCCAGTATGTTATTAGGTGGAGTGTTGCCTTCTGCTAGATAGTGTGCAATCATAATTGCTGTTTGTTTGAGACTTATATCTTCATACAACACTTTTGCTTCAATCATGTCAGCAATGACATAGTTGTATCTTGTTTCAGTGGCTTTTTTGGGGACAATGGCAATGTTGCCAATCAATATGCCTTTGCTAAATTGTTTGGGTAAGTGCCTAAATGGTCTACGTTGCTCATCCTTTTCCGCAAGACCTTTCAACTTGCCACCCAAGTTGTAATGATGTATCTGTTTTAATAGTTCGTTTTTATTCATATAAGAACTTTATGTTCTTATTTAAATTGTACTGTGTGGTATGGGTAAGTTTTTTTCTTACAAATATGGTTTTATCACCAAGTTTTTGTGCCAACATCTGTTGTTCAATTGGTAATTTGTTCAATAAGAATGGCACTTTGTCTCGCATTAACAAAACAAAATTGTATTCTTCTTTGGAGATGAGCACTCGAATTCCTCGAGCAATTTGACATTTCATATTTGTGTTTTAATTGATTAAAATTTCATTAGAACCACAACAACAGTTGAAAGCAGTCCTGCTATCACTGTGCCTGCTGTGGCAATTAAAGTCTTTGATGTTGATTTTTGTCCTGCTGTCATGTTTTCGTTCATTCTTGCTAAACTAAATTCAATGGCTGATAAACGGTCATGCAGGCCTTTGTAACGTTCACTGCATAAGTCAACGTGTGCTTCTAAATTCTGTTTTTCTAACTCTGTAGTACTCATATTTTTATTCCGTTTACACTTGCTGTGCCTGAAATTTGCCTGGTGTGCCTATGAGTGCCTTTAACACATTTATTTATTTTCATTTGGCACATAAGAAAAGTAGGTGTTTATATTATGATTATCTTTGGTCATAAAAGCACTGGCAGGAAATGTTGCTGTCTCTTTACAGAAGTTAATTACAGGCACAATATCGAAATCTTCTTTTAGTTGTCCATAACGATCATTTTCACTTTCATATAAGGCTGATTGTTCAACTTGCCACATAAAATTCCATATGTAATGTTTTCCAAAATAAGCAGTACCAAAACGCATATTGGCAATGTTTTCGTGAATTTTAATTGGCGAATGTTCCCAGACTATGTTACCCCTTAACTGTAAAGTTTGTAAGAGAGTTGTGAAGTTTGACTGCTGATTTTTTGCAACTAAAAGGGAGTCTTTATCGTGAATTAGTTCCCCACTTTTGCTTGTGAAAGGAAATGTTTTTTTTAAGTCTCCGTGTTGGGTTATGTCAACTAGGGTGTGTATCATGTATTGGTGCATCAGTCCTGGTACTCCACCTTTTCCCAATATTGCCAGTCTGGTTCGATGTATTCGTCCAACTGTTTCTGCCTGTTAGGATTTTTCCGGAGCCATGTCTTCAACTCACGCACACCTATGTCTTCTAACTTCTTTATGTCTGGTTTGGAATGTCTTAGTGCTTTTTCATGAGGTATGTTACCAAAGCATAGCAATCCATGTTTCTTTGCGAATTTGATCACTCTATCATTCAACCCATCGTCACACTTGATAAGGTGTTGTGGATTGACTTCTTGCATCACGTCATGTAGTCTCAGAGTGCCTCTATTGAAGTGTGGCCACTGTGTCATTATTTTTTCATTGGTCCACCAAGTGTACCATGGCATAAAATAGATCATGTCCTTGATACCTGACCACCAACGATCATCTGGTTTCCTGATCAATGTAAAGATTTCACTTTGGTCCTCGTACTTGTTGAACGGGGGTTCCTGTAATATTATCTCTGGGTGATAGTCTCTCCATAACCATCTCTTTATGTTTCTGCCGGCACTGACATCATGATTTAAGAATCTCATACGTTTTAGGTTGGTGAACTGCTTTGGCATGTGTTCGTCCTTGGGCATCGAGTAGATGCGGGGTGTCTTGTCCCGCAGTTTTGAGTCAGGACCAACGATTATTTTTATGGCTTCTTCTAGGTGCGTTGGCATGTGATTATTTAATCATAAAAAAAGGGCGAACCTAATTAAAGATCCGCCCTCTTTGGTAATTGTACTTCAGTCTAATTAGATTAGAATGATGCCGCCGTAGCCGCTACAACAGTTGCACTTGATAAGTTCACTGGTCCTGCACCAACTGATGTTAACAGTCTTACTACAGTTTGTAGGTATGCCGCGAAAGCCTCAGAGTTAGAACCATCGTACGTGTCAGTTCCGAACTCACCTTCGAATACCATGTCAAATACTTGACCGTCATTCGAACCATCACTTCTTAATTTAGTAATGATGATTGGTGTTGCTTCTTGCGTCATTGTCGCTATTGCTGTTTGCACCGCACCCAATGGTCCCATTTCAGTAGAAGCGAAGTTCGTACCGTTAACTGCAAAGTCTACAGTCACAGCCGTGATCGTCTTACCTGAAAGGTGATCAGTTGTGTTTGCTTTAGTAGGATTTACTTTAGTTGTCATTGTCTATTCCTCCTATGTTATTAAACAGCGATTGTTAACGTTTTAGCCGTTACTGTCGCAGATGATATGTTAGCAGTGTTTCTTGGAGTGGCACTTGCCGCTCTTCCTGCTGTGTCAACCGCTCTGATTGCATCTCTTAGACCGTTTGCAGTTATGTGGTTAGCAACATCCAAACTGTCAGTTCTTACCATGTAAGTACATTCTGTGTTTGAGTTTCCTAACGGACCTTGAGCCAAGATGTTGATTCCTTGGTTCATGATAGCCGCTTCTACTAGTGCTAATCCAGCAACTTGTGAACCCGCTTGTGGATCCCCAACTTCTGCGTTCATTGCGTTGATGAAATCTACTGTGAAGTAAGATACATCTACACCTTCTAACTCTGCCGCAACAGGTAGAGCTGTAAAGTTATTTCTTGATATTGGCATAATTTATTTCCCTTTCCTATTATATTTCTAAGTTTTCGATTTTGGCAGTAGTGCCAGAGTCGTTTAAGTCAATACCATCGACTGTACCTAATGCTTTAAGTGCCGCAAGTAGTGTTCCTACTGACGAACCGTCTGCACCTGATTCAGTGAAAGTAAAAGTGCCGCCTGCACCTGCTGGTGCACCAACGAACATGTCTGTACCTTCTACGATGTATGTTCTTGAAGCATTCGTATCGAATAATGGGCCAGAACCTACGATGTTACCGTATACTCTAACTGTGTTTTCGATAGCGTTTGCTGTTTCGTTTTTTAACAAGTGATTCGCTAACTCCTCACCTGCATCAATCGTGATGAACTCAAGTTCTTTTCCTAGAAAAGATTGTGTTCCTGCCACGAATGTCGTGTTGTTTTCCGTTGCCATTTTTAATCCTCCTTTTTTTCTGATTATAATGACTTTGATCCCGCTCAGGAATCAAGTTGCTAATATTTATGGTAAAGGTTGGTAAATTCTGTGATAATATTACCAAAATGGCTATTTTTTATTAAAAACATAGTACATTCTGCCACCGCGCCTGGCTTTTCCGGACTTTATAGGTTTTCCCATAAGTTTAATGAATGCATTAACAATTTTTTGGACATGCTCACCATTTGCTGGCCTGCCGCTTTGTTTTTGTGTTTCATAAATGAGATACCCGTTAGTTTTTATCAAGTCATAATGGCTTTTGGCAATATCTGCTTCTTTCATTAGATCAATATCGGCAATTTGTATTGTACAAGCAAAAGTTAAAACAAGATCCCATTGCTGTTTGTTTGTGCCTACAAATTGTTTAAAACCCATAGAATGCCAACTCATGTTGGTTGGTATAGGGTCTGGTGCTGAACAAAAGGGTTCTACACAATCAATGTGCCTAAAATTATTTTGTAAATCTATGCCAAATTTGCCATGATTGGCTCCTATGTCTATCATTGTTTTTTCGGGACCTGCGTAATTCAATATGCCAAACTTTTTAATTCTATCAGTAACATTATCTCCAACAGAATTATTTTGATAGTTAAGCCATTTTTTTCTGATGTGTGGTGCGTGTGTTTTCACAAATTGTTTTTCATTGGATTTTAGATATACTTTACTACTTAATTCAGATTCGTCATCTACAGCAAGTTTTTTAAATAATTCCATAAATTCTTCAGCAGACCAGTCTTTGTAACCTTGTTTGAATTCTTCACTAAAATATTTGTCATAGTCGCTGTCTACAGGATAAGAGGTTTCAAAATCAATTAGATGTAACACGTTATCAAGGATATGGAGATTTGTAGCAGTAAAAAAAGGATAACTTAGACCTTTTGCCTTATCTATTTGCATAAATTTTTTATACGGATACTTGATCTTTTTTTCTTGTAAAGTTTCTAGGATTTTTTGTGCTTGTGGAATCAGTTCACTTTTGTTATCTCGTGGTGTTTTGTCTACAGGGTAAGGAGTGCCACAATAGGTCATTTTTATCCACATGTCTTCTTTGTTGTAATCTAGCAACTGGGGGAAATGTTTTGCCCCTTTTAGTCTTTGCAAACAGGTAAGTTCTCTGTAAAAAGAATGATAAAAACTGTCTCGAGCCTTTATTTGTCTAGATCTTTTATTCTTGATGTCATGACGATGAAATTCTTTAACAACTTCACATTTTTTGATATCTAAAGTGACTTCGCTGATTTTACCATAACTTCGGTGTAGCCATTGTTGGACCATTATTTTTTGCTACGTTTGGCTCGGTCTGCTATTGTTTGAAGTAATTTTACGAAAGTAAATCCACCTTTGGCAATGTCATCTATCATTTTCATTATGGGATAGTAACTCGCGGCAAGAGGACCCGCTAATCCTTTTCCTTGTCGTGCCTGATCAACTGCTATCTTGGCACGTCTAACATTGGTTGGACCAACTAGTATTCTGTATGCGTTTAGTTCATCAGCAGTCATATCGCTTGGTCTGGTTGTTTGTTCAGCGTCGACTACGTTGTCTAACTCTAATGCTTTGTTACCTGCTAGTCTGTCTACTTGTTTGGCAATGTCTGTGCCTGCAAGTTTTGATCTTAATGCTTGTAGCAATCTTGTAACTGTAACTTTTTTTCTACGGCTATCTAAATTATTAAAGTCACTAATTGCTATTCTTAAATTTTTGTAGTCACTGTTTGTTATGCCAAGTGATCTTTCTAGTTGGGCCAAGAAGTTGTAATCATTGTCTTGTGTTCTCAACCATCTTTTCACTGACATTGTTGGTAATACATGTCTTTCTCTCATGGCTTTTGCTTGACCTTTGTTTGAAAGTTTATCTAATATGTCTTTGTTTCCGTCTACCACTGCCAGCATATTGTGTAGATCGTTCGCTGTTGTTCTCACTCTTTCAAAGCCACCGTAGGTTAAAGTTGCATTGGAATATTGTTTTACAAATGATTTGAATGTTCCAAACTTGTTTAATAGTGCCAATGACATAAAACTCAGGTAGATCTTATCCTCAATTTCTCCATAAGTGTATCTAGACAAGTCATCTTGTCGTCTCACGATTCTTGCTTCGGATACATACTGTAAAAAAGGTGTTAACATAAACATATTTACCCAATGGCCCAGACCAATTTTATTCTAACTGACATAATGAAAACTGGAGATCACCTGGCCACTGAAGGATTTATAAAACTAAACAACTTACCTAATCAAAAATTTGAAATGACCGGAGAATATTATACCCTTCATCAATTTAATCTTTCTGATTATGACAGAAAAATTGCACTGCTAGATGTAAAACATCGTAATCAAAGATTACAAGGAAATAAAGATTTTGATATTGAATTAAAAAATAGAATCGTTAAACTTGAAACACTAGGCTTTAAAATAATCGTTTCATGTTCATGGGAATCAAAAGAAAATTTTGAAAACTCTAAGTATTTTCCAACAGGATTCAAAAATAGATTTCTATGGCATGGTCAACACAGTTGGTTTTGGTATCTAATGAGCAAAAAATATACTAAACCTCAGTTACAGTTTGACCATTCAGTTAAAAAATATGATTTTTTATATCTTAATAAGCAACCTAGAAAACATAGAGCAAAACTTTATGAAAAACTATTAGATGTTAATCTGTTAGAAAAAAGTTTATATAGTTTTACTCATCATAGAGATCATCCGGTAAAACTGAACCCTGCCTATGAATTGCCTTGGTTGGATAATACACAAACCTATCCAATGTATGATTGTGATCAAGAAATATATGAAAAACCCTACAACGAAACAGGTTTAAGTATAGTGTCAGAAACAAACGACAACTGTAACGATGTTTTTATGACAGAGAAGATATGGAAACCAATAATTGCTGGACACATTTTTATTGTGCATGGCAATTTTGCATATCTTAAAAAATTAAAAAAACTTGGATTTAAAACTTTTGAAACAGTATTTGACGAATCTTACGATGAAACACATGATTGCGATAAAAGGATCGATAAGATTGTTAAATTAATTACAAATTTAAAGTCTAGCAATTGGCACAAATTATATGAACAAACAACAGAAATAAGAGAACATAATAAAAAAACTTTTTATAATAAACTAAATTTAATTCCTTCAATCAATAATGAATTATTAAGATGGTTTGAATTTGTTGATAACAGTCAAATTTCTTCTACTGAATCCTAATCTATCTACTAATTTTACAGCACCACCTTGTTTATCAACTGCAACAAATCCTTCAGGTTCTGTAACTTCCAATCCATTTTCAGTTTGACTAAATGATCCAATCTGCATTGCTTGATTCATTTTTTTTAAAATTAATGTTTTCATTGATTGTGTCTGCTTGTAAAAGTTAAGCATGGCCTGTAATGGTCTTTTCAGTCTGTTTAAAAACACAGGCATCTGTTTCATTTTTTCTTGTCTAAGTGCTAGAGCCTTTTGTGCTTTAAGTCCTGCAATTTGTTGTTGCATTCTATTTGTGTAAAACTTTTTAAAATCGTTTACAAATAAATTTGCATTGGTTGGAAGTTTACCTTGCCTTACTTGATCATTAATAAACATTTGAAAGTATGGAACAAAGTCTTGATTGCCTTTAAACATGTCACTTAAATTTCTTGGAACCGATTGCAAAAGTTTTTCTAAGTTATCTACCTGTTGCATAAACAATGCAGTTTCATCTTTAGTAAATTTTGCACTGCCTGAAACATCCTTGTACGTTGCGTTATCAAAAAACACGTTAGGTGATTTTGTAAAACTTTGTACATCAACTCCTGCTGATGCATTCATGTCTCCTAGACTGTCGCCTGTATATGTTGTATGAAATATTATACCGACTTTGGCCGCTTCAACTTGTTTTGCAATATCTGTACCTTCTTGTACTGCATAAGTTATTGTGTTAGGAGTAAAAGTTATATGTTGCTTACCACCAATTGGTTTTCTACTTAAATCATCTTCAGTAAACAATAAGTCACCTTGTACAACTCCTTGAATATTAATTTTTTTAAGATGAACCAAACACTTTAAAAGTTTTTGTCCAAGATCATCTGTACCGTGATTACGAGCGATATCATTTTTGGTATAATTTATTTTAGGACTTTGTGCAAAAACCGATTTGGTCCCAACAAAAAATTTACCGTTGTCTGGATTTATTCCACACACTACAGCAGGAGCACCGTCCCATTTGACACTAACCTGTACAGGATTAACAGTGGTTCCTTGTAGGGTAACAAGCAAACCTTTATAATAATCTATCACTGCCTTGCCACCATTATAGCCTTGGGTAAGCACTATGTCTTCTATGTGTTCTAAATGTGTTCTCTTAAACTCATTAAGAATGTCTTCGATAAGCATTTTTATTCCTCGTCTTTGTATTCACCTTGTTTGACGGTGAAAGACTGTTTGACATCTTTGAGTTCTTTTAGTCTAGAAACGCCTTTATGAAATTTATTACTGTCTAGATTTTTGATTGCACTGTTGAATTTTTTTTCTAAAGTGTATGCTGTTTGAGCATTAAAATTTTCTCTAATATAATGTATAAGGTTTATTGCACTGTCAATTATATGAGAAGCACGATGTTCTACAAAGTTTTCGGGCTCTTTAGTGAACCTTACCTTTGATAATTCTTCTAAGATACTATTTGTTTTTTTTTGCATCTTGTGTATTTACGTTTATTGTAGCACAGAAAAAGCATTTGTCTATTGTTATTATGTGTGTTTTTGCTTAGATTTTCCTATAAACAAAGTATTTTCTCTTGTTGCTATCGTCTCTAATATCTAATACTTTTAAATTTAACTTGTTGGCTAGATCTATTATGAAGGGCACATTCCAAGCAAAGAAGTGAATCCATTTAGACTCTGGTTTGTCGTGTGGAACACCTGGGTTGACCCTAAAGAACATGATACCGTCCTGCTCCAACAGACTGGCACAATGGGCAACTTCTGTTTCTATCTTAGACTGCGAGCCAAAGTTAATGGATCCAAGGCACAATATCACATCAAATTTTTCTTTGGGTTTATAATCGATTGTGTTTATTCTAATATCTGCGTTGTCGTTGTAAGGATCTATACCGGTTAGGAAATTAATCTTGCCTTTGAACTCGTTATAACCGCACCCTACATCAAGCACTGCTCTTGGTCTTAATTTATTGACTTCATCAATTAGTTGTAGTCCACTGTGTTTCCATTTTTTCATGTCGGATTGCCACACCTTAGAAAAGTACCTGTGCAGGACTGCATCATCGATTGCTCGTGCATACTGTTCTACATTGTTATAATTTTTGTCTAAATCTATATCAAAGGTGCTCTTGATGTATTCAGGTGTTATCTCACCTTTACCAAGATCCACTATTAATTGATTAAGAATTTTGTGATTCATTCTTTATTTTACAATATACTTCTACATCTGTAAACCGCAAATAACTCATACTTTGGATTCCTAGTGTTTTTTGTAGTTGAATGTTGTCGTTTAAAGAATACAATCTGTGTTTGCTAACAAAGTTTCTTATGGATTGATTTTGTACGGCAATATGCTTTTTTATAGTTTCGTTATTTTTATACCATTGGTAATTGGGATAAGTGATGTTCCAACCTCCAGCCTGGTTCCACCAATTAAAGCAATCTTCGTCGTGTCTATAAACCAACACAATAGGATCATTAAACAAGTCAGCAAGTTTATCTAAATGATTACTGAGGACATGACTTTTTATTATTCTGATTTGATCAGAACCTTTAAAAGGAGCGTCAAATATTTTTGCAAGATCTTGTTTTGACAACTTGTCAAAATTTTCAAGTTCATTGCCAAACTCCATTCCAGGATCAAAGTAAGCACCTCTATGCATCAACTGTTTGGCTTTGGCAGGACTATTGGGATTAAAATAAGTTCTTTCAGGTGTGTCGTCTGATTGATCAATTTGTTCTGAGAAGTAGATGCTCTTGGCCACACCACTCCAGCGTGAACCTGGAGCACCTACTACAAAGATATATTTCATTATTTCAACAG